TTAGTGTTTCTGGTGTAGTATTGCGATTACATGCAACACAATAACGAATGATTGAACAAGCATCATTGGACAGCTCTTTTAAGATTTTCTCCGATCTTGTCCAGAGAGCAATTTCCAATTTTGTGGATGTTCTTCGCCTTCCCGTGGAATTAGATATTCTAGCAATTTCATGCCTAAGATCTTTCATAATATCTTTAGAGGATGACGGTTTCCATTCAGTATAGATCTCATTTTTCATAACTATCATCGTATGAAAATGGCAAAACTCCATCAATATCAAACATAACCGAGTTCCATTGGCCAATAACATCTTCTAGTTTTAGTGTTGTATGCCAACTACCAATTGCACCACCAACAACTTTATATTTTTCCCCGATAGTTAAGATATGATTTGCTCGTTCATTCTCGGCTTGATAACCATTTTTGCCGGTAAAGGTTGCACAGCACGTTTTATCATTTTCCATTATAATAAATCTCCTCTTCATGTGCTACGGGGTCAAAATTCAAATAATGCCAAAACCCCCAATTCAACTCATCTGGGGTCTCTGTAAGATGATACCACCACTCCCACCTGTTGTCTAAAATTTGAAGCCAACCGGCGGCGAGTTTCTCAAAGAAATTCATTGGACGCTTATACATTCTAATTTTATTGTAGTTCATTTTCTTATGATACAAATGGGTAGTACATTAAATTAGTCATACCTATCGGCCTCTTGTTCTAATCTAGTAGAGCATCCCGGAATCGCATTTTCATCTAACCATTTAGCAATCTCACGGATAGCATCCCTAGCATATCTATCATCATAACCAACGCGCTCTCTAACTCTAGCCACCAGTGTTTTTTCTTTGGTCATAATAACACCAAAATTATTCCAAAGATAGATCCCAACATAAAACCGGTGGCAACATTTACAGGAATTATAAAACTTATCCCAAAAACAACTGCCCAAAATAAGAGCATTTTCATTTAATAAATGCTCCCGTCTTGTCCAGGAGCATTACTTCCAGAACATTTTAACTTATGATCCGAGGCTTTTGGACATCTTTTATTTTTACAATCAGGACACAGAACCATATGAAACAAGTGATGATACCCGGTAGCTTCCTTGCAACAATTATTACACCAACACTTTAGGTTACTCTGTTGGTGGTAAAGAGTTTCAATCATTTTTTAACTCCTTGTAGTTAGGTTCAATCATAATTCCCAAATTTTTTCATATAAAGTTTGTTAAGTTCTCTTTTACCCATTGTTCGGGGCCCATTATTAACTATAACGACTTATAATACGATTAATTGCCGTTAAGTTTGCATTTGGATTAGGAACATCTTTCAATAGAGTAATAATTTCTTCAACAGTTTTTCTGTGTATTTCTTGGGTATAGTTCTTAAAAGAAGCGGAGGTTCCTGAAATCATATGACCACCACCAATAGCAATATCAAACAACCCCATTTTCCTAGAAAGTTCAATAAGCTCTTCCTCTTCAATCATTTTTCATCTCCCTATACTTAAGTGCAAAGTGTTCGTAAATTCCCATAACAATCTTTTCCATATAATCCACATGATACCATATGGGAATTTTAAGATAAGAGCAAAAAGTCTGTCCATTCGTTCTTAACAAACAGTCACCAATATCTCCGCTATTTTTCCATCTTCTATAATCATCAACCATTTCCCATAGACTTTCTTCGTGTCCATTATCTACAAAGTTTTTTACAAACTCTTCAACGTTTGTGTATTTCATTTAAATTTTCTCCAAGTTTTAATTGCAGTGAGCGGGCAGCTGTTCAAGTGACTTCAATCCCAATGAATGACGACTTCAGGTCTATGTTCAAGATATATTTCAGAAGCCGCTAAAATGGAAAAAGTTTCTCTCATTTTTGCGTTTGTATATGTTCTATCCATATAAAACTGACCATGATACTGACCCTTCCACCATTCAGATGGTATCTTGTTAAGGTATTGTTTAACGTGCCACGTATCATCCGAAATTTGCGTGCCTTTGTACCTATTACCATCGGGACCTTCTAATAGTAAAATATTAGTCATTATATCTCATCCAGTTTCCCATACTTTAAAATCATTTTGAGTGTGGTTAAAGGAGTCATATCATCTGCAATTTTATAAGGTCTTAGAAGCTCTTCAATTTCTTCATATTTTTGCTTGTAATTGATCCCCAAATCCACTTTCTCTTCAATAAGTGCATTATGTATCGTACATATGGAAGAATATACGTCTGGAACCCAATTTAAGTTACTCCTTCCATACATATGTTGAAATCGTCTAACCTCATCCACGGTTAAAGAAAATTTAAAATGATACCACGGGTACAAATCATGTACACCCGTTTCGAGATAATAATCAAATTTCATCTGTTTCGCCGTAAATAAGATTAGCTAATTGTTGAATAGTCATTTTGCGAAGATCTTGAAACATAATTGTATCTTCTTCAGCTTTTGATATTCCCATTTTATATCCATTATCATATCCATCTTTAAAACCCTTTCTATATTTGGGCCCCTCTTCAAAGTTTTGTTTTCTAGTGGAGCGAAGATGTTGAATAAGATATTCCAATGTAACAGGGCCGGCACCATTTTCCTCGTATATTTCCCTATTAAAATCCGCAAGTAGTTGTTCTTCAGTTGTGCTCATTTAATTTTCCTCCAGCTTTTTCCAATCCTCATATTTTAAATATTTGCAAATTGTTCCATCTTTTAGTGTAGCTCTACCACCACACCAGCTCACCGCTGGATTTTCACTATTTTCTGTGCTGATTTCAATTGTTCCATCAGAATATTGTAAAATAGTTTTCTTTACGTGAATCGGAATGTCTAACTCATCGGGATTTGCAATCCAACCAATAGCCCAAGCAGTAAAACCTTCATTCTCTGCTACCATCAGAAATTCACCACTCTTACAAAGATACGATGAAGATTTCTTTAACCACCCTTGAATGTATGGATGGCGCTCAAGTTCTTCCACAGTGTTGAAATAAAATTCTACGGGAGTAATACCCCTAGAATCTATAAAATTCGGAATCCTCTGTATAAAGCGATTCATTTGAGTTCTCCTCATTGAAATTTCACCAGGGCATCAATAATGTGTTGAATTCCATCTTTAGGAATATGAATATGATTTGTTGTACCGGTCATTGCTTCCATTCCTTCCATATGAGTGATTGTAACTGTTCCATATTCATCCGCACTTAAAGTGTAGCCAAAATCATCCTTCGTGTGTAAAACATTGACTTCTAATGTGGTTCTGTATGTTTGTTGATCCATTTGTTTTTGTTCGGTACCCACTAATCATACAACAAAACTGGCACAGCGGTAAAAGTGTATGCCAGTTTCTCATGTGTCTTGCCATTGTAAATTTTCAAGTTTACGTTTTCGGTTGGAGTAATCTTTTCTATAGAGATATTCCTGTTCTTTGGTTGCAAGTCCAACTTTCATAAGAGTATAAATTGCATCACTTTCGTTTTTTGAGAGAATATTGATTCCACCATGTTCGGCATCTTCAAGATCCCAGTAAAAGGCTTTCACCTGACTTTTATGATCTTTTGCTTGCCAGGCTTTACCGTTATACTCTATGATTACACTCTTATTATTGATTAGATAGTGACCATTTCTATTAAATATTGGTGCAATTTCATCAAGGGAATATTGAAGATTGTCGCCATCTTGAATCCATAATGGACATTCAAGAACTTTAATTCTCATTGTAAAGACACTCTAGTTTTTACTCACATCAAACCAGCGTCCAAAGCTGGTTGAATTTACTAATTTTTCCTGTCCCATTGCGTCTTCACAGAGTAAACCTAACAAATTTGGAAACCCTAATATTTTCCTTAAGGATTCCCGCAACACTCTTTACATGTTCTTCAACAGTTAGAGTATTGTCTTTAACAAAAACCTGACTCATTAGACACATCTCTTTCAGGCGTTTTGCAACTCTACCTTCAACAATTTTAGTCTTAATTGCATCGGGTTTGGCTGCAAGGTCATTTTTACCCATTTCAATTTCGGCTTCTTTCTCTGAAATTTCACTAGGAATGTCATCAACTGAAACATAAGAAACTGCAGGATATGCTGCAACCTGCATTCCCAAATTGCGAACAAGCTCTTGAAACTCTTCTGAACGTGCAACAAAATCTGTTTCACAAAGAACTTCAATCAAAACACCTACTCTACCTCCAGTGTGAATATAAGAGCCGATGGTTCCTTCAGTGGTTTGTCTACCAGAATTGCCATCTGCAATTGAAATTCCTTTCTGTCTGAGCCAAATAATTGCCTTAGATTCATCATCTGAATTTGCAGCTAGAGCCTCTTTACAGAGCATCATTCCGGCTCCAGTCTTTTGCCGAAGTTCTTTAATTTGTTCAATGGTTGCCATTTTCTTTTTATAATGAAGGTAAATTGATAGAAGACGTTTTAAAATGAAACTAACTCGCGCTCTCTGTCTTTGGCTCTGAGAATGACCTGTTCGCCATCTCTGCTAGCCCTTTTTGCTATTTTGTAAAGCGCGATAGCGCGGCGAAAAACTTCCGCTCCGCTCATTTCTGTTTCTTGCTGAATCTCATAGAACTCTTGCGCGAATTCGTCGCTCATTCTTACTTGGAATAGATTTGGCGGGTTAGACATGGCGGTTTTAAGAATAATGTAAATTTTCCCTTGGTGAGAATTGAACTCACTATTGATAGACTTAATGTTTCGTTCAGGAAGATCGCCTTACAAGGGAGGTTCTTATCGGTGTGGATTCAACACACCTATCCAACACTACTTTATTAAGTTGAATCCTATCTTACCATACCAATGGCAAGGGCATTGAAAAAGTAAGACATTTGGGACTGTCTTACAAATATGAAATTTCTCTTAACATGCCGATACGGGGATAGAAATCTTAAGAAGAAGACTTCCGAGAAATTTCAATGAACCTCCCGAGGATCGAACTCGGCTAAGGCGAATTATGAGTTCGCTGCATTCACCAGATTGCTAGAGGTCCATAGTTTTGTTGGTTGTGAAACCAAGCGAATTATCAGACTTGAACTGATGACATCAACTTTGGAAAAGTTGCGTTCTACCACTGAACTAAATTCGCAAATGAAACATCTCGGATTTGAACCGAGGACTAACCGGTTAAAAGCCGGATACTCTACCGCTGAGTTAATGTTTCATAAAAGCATCGGAATACAACAGAAACCTCCACTTTCTTTCATTGCCTATGTATCATATACTAAGATTGGGATTGTGAGTGTATTGTGTGCCAGTTGGTGGATTGAGCTATCAAATATGGCTCGTCCAATCATTTCATACATTTTTACCGTCCCAATAGTATCACTAAGATCCTGAGCAAGTTCCAAGCGCATTTCTAGTGTAATTTTTTTAATGGGTTCAAAAGTGTTGGGGTCAATGGTGATTACGTTTTCTTTAATAGAATCTTTAATTCGCTGATAAAACTCCTGTTCGTGTTCGTTCATTTTATTAGTTATGGTAAAAACGAGTCTCGGATGAATTGAACATCGTGCCCTCCTTCCGACGCTTAAGGGAATAGCTTAGAAGGCTATTGTCGGGACGAGACCCAATAAAACCAACCACAACCGGGTGGCGCTCTATTTAGTGCTCATTCGTCTGAGCAACTTAAGAATAACACAAACTCAGACAAATGGTAAGAATGTGTGCCAGTTGTAGAACCAGCACATATAATTACCTAACCATTAATTAAGTAAATCTTGATCATCCACTTTTTCTGAGGTATCAAAGGTTTTTCTAAACAAGTTATATCCAGAATTATACACCAGTAACGTTAGAATATCAAGAAGAAAAGTAAAAACAAAAGACACATTATTATCATTTACAAAAACACTAACCGAAAAATTAACTCCCCGATCCATAAAATAAACCAAAGGAATCCAAAGTAGAATAGCACGTAATCGTTGAAGATTAATCATTGTTAAATTGCGAAGATTGTGAAAAGGGGCTAGTTAGGCCCCGATTATGACAAAATAAAAGGGATCCCACACCCTATTGGGTAACAACTCCCAACTCATTAAGAATAACACAAACTCAGCCAAACGGTAAGAACGGGTGCCAGTTGTTCAAGTGTCCATAAAAAAGGGGCTAGTTAGGCCCCCGCTTATGGTAAATTATGAGGGGCACTAATCCCTATTGGGGAACAACCCCAACTCATTAAGAATATCACAAACTCAGCTGAACGGTAAGAACGAGTGCCGGTTGTTGAAGTGTCCACACTCAATAAGAACCCGGCTCCTGATAAACGGTAACAAAAACTGTGCCCTTCTTATAAAGAGGAAGAAGTTTATCTCGTAGATCAATGTTATAAAGTCTCACACAACCTAAAGTCGGAACCAACCTCTGTTTAGGTGCCCATGATGCCGGCCATCCATTACTCGACCCTCCGCCATGAATCATAAGACCAGCTCTACCATATTTCGCTTCCTGGCCTTCTAATTCTACCATATCAAATGATAGCCAACCATAGGCCCTTAGCGTGCGATCAAAAGATGGATTAGGGCCATACTCGGCATAGTCATTATGGAGTTCTCCTAGTCGATAAAGACCGGGAACGGTGTCACTACCATATTCGGAAAACACATAATCGCTTCCTTGACCTCGTGCAAGAGCTGGTATTTCCCATAAGAGTCTACCATTGAAATCGTATGCTTTTGCGGTTTCGGTGACATCATTAACGATTATATGAGTATCTCCCAGCTTAAAGCCAAAGTCTTGCGGTCTCTTTCCTTTGGTCATAATTATACACCGAATAATTATAACTATTTATTTATATGTTTACCTAGGCCCCAATAAAATTAAGAAATCTTTTGATCCAATTATGATTCTCTTCTAGATTTATATATTCAATATAGTTCAAATAATTATCAATAGTTACTGTTTCGGCTTTTTCTAACCATTCTAAGAATTGATAAGAATCCAAGGAATTTATATATTCTAAATCTTTCTCAAATTGTTCAAAGTAATAAGAATTCTTATTACCATACTCGTCAACTAGTTCTCCACTAAAGGGTACATATTCTCTTTTAGTCCAATTCAGCTTCCGCATTGTATCAGCATAATAAGAGGTGTTGCGAACTTGTTGGTTTAGAAAATCCATGTCCATGTCAAGAGAATAATAAAAGGTCAAAGGGCTCTCATAAAGAGTGGCCCATACATAACTAAGACAATTAATCATAACTATTTAAATCATTAACTTCTATACCTTTGTTTCTCAAGAGTTCGCGAATAGTATCAGCTTTTGCAAAATCACGATTAGCTCTAGCGATATTGCGCTCTTCAATCAATGAGCGAATCTCTTCACTTTTCTCCTTTTCACCGGAAGAAACCTCATAAACAAACCCCAACACTCCTGACAACTCTTGTAAGAGTTTCCAGCTATCATCACAGCTATTAGTTCTTATTAAACGAGCCAAATGAAATAATTCTCCAATGGCAACTGAAGTATTGAGATCATCATTGAGAGCCGAAATGAACCTATTTCTAATGTGCTCTAAGTCTGTGCTAAGGCTTAGAGTTTCAGTGACTTCACGGTTAATTCCAAATGATAGTGCAGTATTTAAAATCTTCCACCCATTGACGGCAGATTTCATTGCTTCCGTATTGAAATCTATCGGTTTTCTGTAGTGGGCTTGCAATACAAATAACCTAATGGCCATAGGGCTAATGCCAAATTCAATTAGATTTCTGATCGTGGTGAAATTTCCTAGAGATTTGGCCATCTTCTCCTCGCCAACGGTGACGAAACCATTGTGTAGCCAATAATGGGCTAATTCCTTACCGTTAGCAATTTCAGATTGTGCTATTTCATTTTCGTGATGTGGAAAGATTAAATCTGATCCACCCAAATGAATGTCAATAGTTTCACCAAGTTCTTGACGAATCATTGCGGAGCATTCAATATGCCAGCCCGGTCTTCCTGGACCCCAAGGAGAATCAAAACTAGGCTCATCAGAATTTACACCTTTCCACAGTGCAAAATCAAACGGATGATGTTTTTTTGTGTCTTCTTGGCTGCGCTGTTGTTCTAACATGCGACCACTCAGTTTACCATATTCAGCATATTTCATAGCTGAAAAATAAACATCTCCATCTATAGAATATGCGGCACCTTTATCTGTGAGAACTTGAATCATATTACGAATTGCCCCGAGACTATTCGTCACTCTTGGCATTTTATCGGCAGGAAGTATGTTCAAGGTCTTCATATCTTCTTCGAAAGCCTGAATATTACGTTCACTAACTGTTTCTGTGGAGGTTTCTTCCGATTTGGCTCTTGCTATAATTTTATCGTCAATATCAGTAAAATTCTGAACGAACTTAACATCATATCCTTGCCCCATTAGATGTCTCCTTAGAACATCCCACACAATATAGCTACGTGCATGTCCTAAATGGCACAGATCATAAACAGTAACACCGCAGCAATAAATTAATACTTTACCAGGAGTTAAGGGAATAAACTCTTCTTTAGTTTTAGTGAGACTGTTAGTTAGGTACATGATAATGAAGAGCAAAGGGTCAAAGGGCTTCCTTTTAGGGGAAGCCCATACATAACTAAATCAATTAATTAAATCAGTCTAAAACTTGAAGTCGGACATCTGCAACTCCACTGGATTTTACCCCGAGATGGTTTGCAATACCTTCACCCAAGTCAACAATGCGACCACCAACATAAGGTCCACGATCATTCACTCTTGCAATAGCACTACGGCCATTATTAAGATTAGTGATTCGTACTCGGGTTCCCATCGGTAGTGTTCGGTGCGCAACTGTAAAAGTACCCGGCCTATAGATTTCGCCACTTGCGGTAGGTCTTCCATAGAATCCCGGTCCATACCAGCTAGCTTCACCTATGCTTGCTGCAATAGAAAAATTTTTTCTTAGCAACCATTTATCAAATTCAATAGTAGAATCTGGTGATTCCGTATAGGTTGAATAATTGATTGAAGAAATTGCCCTGGCTTGTACTGGTGAGAATAGTAAAGCACCGGCAAAAAGAATTGAAATAGTTTTGGAAAAAAGCATTGGATTGGTTAAAAACAACATCCAGGCTTGATCGCCGTCGCAACGCCCCTGTTCTAAAGAGCAGCGATCCCTGGCTCTAGTTTCACTAAATCATTATGAAATAGTATTTAGGACCGTTTAATGTCCTGAAAGGACTATAGCACAGTTTTAGAGCTTATAGACCAGCAGTGGCCAGTTGTGATTCTGACCACTCTTCAGCGATTGCTCCCAAGTATTCTGGAAGGGTTTATTGGTAAGAACTTACATCGTTCAGAAACATACTTCTTCAATTTCTTGGGCCCCCCATTCTCATTCAATCAAACACTCCAATACAATGAAGAACCCCGAAAATTGTCAGTAGTCCAACAAAAAATGCAAGAACAAGTTTACCAGATACAATAAGAGAGGCTACAGTCAATAATCCTAGACCGAAGACCATAGCATTAACAGCCCATCCAGCAATTTTAATAAATTTCATCATATTCATTGTGGGAGAACAACCGTATCATTATTTTCTTTCCAATACGGACAGCCCCTTGTCTTTTTTGTACCCGGAGGAGATTCAGTTGGCGGTTGCATCCATTGAATGTATTCGTTGTGATGACCAGGTGCGCCCAGCGAACCATAACCTCCATCTGAGCTTAAATCAGTTTTATCATCCAAAGCTGGACTTCCACAACAACCACACCCGGAAATCACAACTCCATGCTTAAGACTCAATTCTCTAAGACCTAATAAAAACAACCTTTGATTTTCTGGTAAATTTGTCATAGATTTTTTTTAACTACCATAAACTATACATCGACCAAAGCTCAACTGGCCATCTATTGGACAGTTATCAAACTGTCCATAAATAAAAGGAAAATGTGGTACTATAACGGCAAGATATTAGAAAATGTTCCAGAAGGTATGGAAGGTTTTGTCTATATTATTGAAAACCTGTCAAACAATAAGAAATACATTGGTAAGAAGCACTTCTGGGAAAGAAGAAAGGATCCTAAAACTGGAAGACGTAAGACTAAAGAAGGAAACTGGAAGAATTATTTCGGCTCATGTGATGAGTTGATTAAAGATCATAAAGAATTGGGAGACGAAATGTTCAAAAGAACAATTCTTTATCTATGTCCACACAAAAAGTCAATGTCTTATTTTGAAACTCTTGAGCAATTTAAAAGAGATGTTATTATGCGCGATGATTACTATAATACTAATGTTGAGGGTAAATTCTTCACATCAGAAATAGATAATATTTACAGTAAGGTTTTGATTGC